CCATGCATAGCAATATTTTCTACTGCTAGTGGTTCATATACAGTTTTAGTATTTGCTTCTTGACCCCAGATAGGTGCTCCAGAGAATACTATCTTATTTGGTGATGTAGTTCTATCAATATAGTATGCAGAGTCATGTTGTACGACACCACTTATTGAAACTAGAAGATTCTCATTAACATCAGTTACTACCTCTTCACCATCATCATAATATAAGTCAAATATTTTATTTTCATTGTTAACGTAGTCAGGAAGTGATACTACAGCAGTTCCAGGACCAGTTACAATAGTTGCCTTAAGGTTTTCATATAATTGATCTAAAGCAGACTCTACATCTGCACACTTAGGAGTGAAAGGACTATTAGTACGAATATTAGAATCAATGAATGGATCTAATGTTGTATACGTACCAGTAGGCAACACATTCCTCATTGCTAATACAGCAAGATCCTTAGTTTTCTCAAATGCCTTGATAGTTGGTTCAATCTCACCTGTAATAAAATCAAGGAGATCATTATTGTAATATGCTTCACCAGCAAGGATAGTCTTTTGGTTACCACCAAATCTTAAATCATGCTCTAACGCATCTACTACTAGACCAATATCTCTATGACATGTTGGACCTAGTGTACCCCATGTAAGATCTGGATATTGTACTTTAATATAACCTAATGTCTCTGACTGGATATATGCTCTATTCATTGCTACTAAGTTAGCAGCATCAATCCAAGTTCCTTCCCTTTGCCATATATTTCTAAGTTTCTTAAGATACCTAGCATTCAATGCATCAGTCTTAAATTCAAACCACCTACCATAGAATCTAACCTGTGGTATATCCTGACCCTCATGGGTTCTTGGACCTAATGGTGGTGATGAGAATGTAATATTGTTACCATTAAGAACATATGCAGAACCAGGTTCCTGAATGATACCATCAAGAGTGATAGTCAATGCTTGTGCATTATATGGTGTTACAGCATTACCAGCATCATCTACAAGTACAAATGTAGTCTGTCCTTCAAGGTTGCCCTTGTCAGTGAATGCACCAGTAAAGTTTGCATTAAGGAATACCTGTTTAGCTCTGACTTCTTCTGTAGAGAATGTATCACGTGATACAGAACCTAACCCTTGTTCTACTTTAAGTTGCTCAGTCTTAATAATAGAAGTACTGATTTGTTTTTTGGTACTAACAACAGTGATCTTATTCTTCTCTGGATTCCATAATTGAATTCTAGTAGAATGTCCACTTGATGTAATAGGAGACATTCTGACATGTGCATCAGATTCAATAATAACTTCACCAAATAACTGGAAACCAGCAGGGTGAGTAGTCTGTTTTATTAAATCTCTCCAAACATCAATTGAAGTCTTAGACTGAACAACATATGAATAATCCTGATAGTAATAAGTATCAGTAATCTTCTGATTAGATGAACTGACTATACCTTGATCATCACTATATGATCCTAGATTATCAAAGTAAGTTTTAATCTCTGGTGTAAACTCAGTATATGAAATACTATCAAGATCAGCAGTGTGTCCTTTAGCAAGACCCTTAATAGATAACTTCTCTCTAAAGAGACCAGTTACATCCTTAACAGATAAAATGTTAGATCCTTTTCTCCATGCTGTAACTGTTCCTCTAGCAGTTTCTATACCACCAATATGCTGAACTACACGTTCACCAATTTTAAATGCATTAACATCAAAATTAGATATAGTGAGTATATAATTTGATCTAATAGTAGAACTTAACGTAGTATCACTATGATAAGTACCACCATTGTTAATAATACGAATATTTCTAGGAACTCCTATATCAGAACTCTCAAGATATACTTTAGTATCACTTTCTACAATTGTAACTTCTGGAGCAACAGTATAATCAGATCCAGCATCCTTAACAAGAATACCAGTAACGATTCCATTATCACTTACTACATCTAATTTGGCATTTCCTTCAACTATTGCTTTTGGTTTTGAATATTGTGAACCAGCATTAGTTATAGTTACAGCATCAATTCTACCATCGTAAATGCTAGTGATAGCAGTGGATCTCAGCGTCTCTGTTGGTAGGACACCAACTACTATTGGTAGTTTCTTATATTCACCACCAATATTGATAACATTGATTTTATCAATAGCACCAATAGAGAACTTAGACTTTGATGTGTATGTGACAGTTCCAGAACCGTCATGGGGTGCAGGAGTACCTGTGTCATATACAACAGAATCACTAGTTACTGCTAATGCTTTCTTTACACCCTGAAGAGGATCAGATACTACATTTAAGTAACCTGTCTCACGTGATGTAACGTTATTACGATCAAAATAGAAATACTTAGAATACCTTAGTGGTACTTTTGTACTATAGGTGTTTGTAGCAACTCTTGCTCCAAATCCCAATTTAATATTAACAATATCACCAGAATCAACTTTCTCTGGGGTATTGATGTTATAATTGATACTAGGAGATATATCAAATTCCCTGTCTGCCATTGAGGAGTGAGATACATCAAAGTTGTATCTATAGAATTCCTTAATGTTTAGTATAGGATTTCTGACGAAATTTATTTGGTCTGTGGAAAACTCAAATACTTCAATTGGATCACTAGCTTCAACAACCCTTACAAGTCTCTTATCTTCACTTGTATCATAGAATACAGTACTTAAACCAACACGATTGATATCACTCAATTTTGAGTTGTAATCCCATACAACCTCTGCTTTCTGAGTAATTGGATCATATGACTGTATAGATGCATCTCCAGCAAGGTTACCAGTCTTATAACCCCTATCAAGTGTATAACCAGGAACATACAGTGTGACAGTTGCATCATTGTAATGGTCTACAGCAATTGTTCCCTGTTCTGCTCTACGTACAATAAACTCATTACCACTCTTAGAGATGATGTATATGATCTCATCACCAATCTGAATATAATCCTGTGTGGTAAAACCTATACTACTGTCTACAGTGATAGTAGTCTCAGTGAGTCCCAAACCGATATGATCCACCTCTAACTGTAGTACAGGTGTACTAGTATCAGTCTTAACTAAATCAGTATCACCAACAGTAAGAACTTCAAACTTCAGATACCCAGTACCTTTGTTTTTAATCTTAACACTTGTTACACTACCACTAGCATCAACTATGAAATCTGCTGTTGCACCAGTTCCTGTTCCCCCTTTAAGAGCGATATCAGGATACATCCCAGCTGTATAATCCTCACCACCATTCAAGATGGTAGTTCTACCAATACCTGTGTCATTAAGAGCAGTAGTTTGAGCTGGTGACTGGAACGTTACTTCCTGGTAGATTCTGCTTCTTACATACTGTGTAGTAGTTGTCTCAGTATCATCAGGTATGATGTCAATCTCAATATCATCACCTATGCCCACTCCATGACTACTAGCAGTCTTTAGAATTGCTATATTGTTATTGATTGTAAAGACATTCAATCCAGAACTCAAAGATGTGGTACTAATCAACTTAGAACCAACACTATCAATCAAATTGCTACTTCTAATGAAATAGTCATCAGTAACATTGTAATCTCCACTTGTTACTTTAACTTTAACTGTATTCTTACTTGTTGTACTTTCTAATACTTCTCCTACTGCAATAGTAGTAGCAACACCATCAGTATAACTTAAGTTTGCACCTTTTGTATAAGATGAATTCTCATCCAATATTAGAGTTACTACTTTAGTATTTGAGTATAGTGGATCTGTAGTTGTGAATACACCATTAGCATCTCTTAGTGTAATTGTACTACCACTAAACACATCACCAACTATCTTACCAGTAGAACCAGTAGTTGATTGTGTTATAGTATCTCCATCAAACAGATATGCAGTATTTGATAGATTGATCAATAGTGCTTTAGTATCTTGTGATTCAATAGAAGATACTGTCTTTCCTTTTACAGAAGAAACCTCAGCAGTAACACCATGTCCTTCAGTATTTGAATTATCAATCTCTAATGGAGACCCAACTGAGAATGTTGAGACACTAGAAACAACTTTAGCACTTGAAATGCTACCTCTTGTGACTTCATCTACTATAAGTGTAGTTTTATCACCATTCTTTTGTATATCAGAAGTTCTAAGTCGTTTTGATGTTGATGGAATATCACTATGATTCAGTGATTGAACATAATTAGAATCTCTAGGAACTGCATAGTAGTTCTCACCTATGATATAAGGGAATACTGGAGTAGTACCATCAACTGTAACAAAATACGCATATACACCATCAGGATACTCAGGTGTTAAACAGAATCTACCATTGTTATGATCTAGTGTTCCTCTCTTATGAGTATATTCATAATCTTCGAAGAATGTACCTAGAGGATATGTTGATTTTGATGGACCTTGACTTCTAGAAGTACGTAGAGAGTAACTACTAGTCATCTGTGTGATAGCACTAGTAGCGTCTAGTGGGTCTGCATAACCATAAGCACCATATATGGGGTTACCATCATAAGCATACCCTAGAATCGGGCCATGGTCCGTTCCTGTGTCATTCACCCTAAGAGCATCAGGTACAGGATTTGTTTGAGTTAACTTATACCTGTCTTTAGTCCAAGAGCGTATAGAAGCGACAGCAGTAGCACCAGAACCAACAGGAATGATGTCAACCTGAATATTATCATCAGTATATCCACTTCCAGGAGTGACTAGGTTACATGCGGTGATTTCACCGTTATTAGATACCTCTGCAACAAATTCCGCAAACCTACCTTTACCTGCTAAATCTAAAATTCTAATAACAGGAGGTGATGAGTAATATTCACCTGGATTAGTTACCACCATACTGGTGATAGCACCATTTGTTATGACTGGAGTAACTATTGCATTCCTACCAGAAAGTATCTCTACGGTAGGTGTAGCAGTGTACAACAGTGGTGTATCAACAATAACTGATTCGACTACCTGACCTGCTAACTTAGTCCTAGCAAGACCAGAGTCACCGTTCAGAAGGACAAATGGTTCTTTAGCATATCCACTACCCCTATGAGTAACATCAACTTTCTGAATTGAACCATTAAGAATACTATCAGTGTGTCTCGCACCCATAGCAAGACTACCATCAAGGAATACACCAATGTCCTTATTGTTAGTTTTATAGACTTCAGTAGTTAGAGTAGGTTCTTTAGGGATAATGCGTAACTGATTATTTGGTGACGCAATATAGTAATCATCACCATCCTCAAAGATCGCCTTTACAGAAGTCAGATCCCATCTAACATTATTAGATGAATCAAATACCTTTACATCTGTATTGACAAAACCAGGATCAGATATCTCAAGTTTCTCTCCTACATTCGCATATGGATTAGGACTGGTTGGAGATGCACTATACAATACTCCTAAAATGAGTACGGAATCAGTTCCTACCTTAACATCAGCAGCGTCATATACCAAATCACCAGTAGAATGTGATGAAGCAGCAGATCTAGTCTTAATTGTGAACTGATCTATAGTCTTTTCTTCAAAAGTGAAGGTTTCACTGTTAATAACAAACTTACCTTTGTCCTTCCACCCTAATGTAGAGAATACATCAACTACAGTGCTTGCATTATTGATATCCGCAGTTAAAGTAGTCTTTGATGATAATGTGAATGTACCATTGACAGTTTCTTCCGCAAGTATCAATTCATACAAATCGATACCATCATGCCTTCCATTGAAAAGTACATTATCTATAACCGCCGAAGCGTAGGCCCCGTCTACGTTTTGGACGATGCGTTTTCCGATAAATGACTCTGGAGTACCAGAAAGGAGTTTTGCCTTAAGAGAATAGTTTTTTATCCAAGTAGACTCAGATGACTTAATAGTCTGTTCTCTTGGGTATTTGACAGAAGGTTCTGGATCATCTTTGATCAAGCATTTGAAGAGAAACTTGATTGATTGAGCAGTACCCTTAGATTTGTAAAAATCCGCAATATTTTTGATTAAATTTCTCTGATCTACCTCATCGTTAAGAAACGCAGTTGGAAAATCAGGTAAATACTGAGCTTCGAAACTCTTTACTAGAGCAAAGAGAAAAAGATTACTTATATTGTGTACTTTTGCAGCAATCTTGTGATCTGCTGCCTGAGTAGTAACGAATGTAGACTTAGAATACAAATCCCCCAGCTGGGTGTTTCCTGAGACTCCTCTACTGACCTCTAGGAACTGTGTAGCTGATTTAGACTTATAGAAACATATCTCATCATCAACGTGCAAATAACCACTATCAGGGAATGCACTGGTGTCCCCCACAGTTAGTGACAGATCCGTTGCTTGTGCAAACTGGGTTAACGGTGTATTCTGTTGTAGGATACCCTGATCATAAAAATCAATATCTCGATATGTTGCAAGATGATTTGCAATATCTAGTGGTTGACCCTGTAGTTCTAGTTGCTCATAGTACTTTTGTATGAACTTAGCAAACAGCTCATACTCCTCGCTGATAAACGAAGCGAGTTGATTCTCTATTAATAGTGAGGTCTTCCTTGCAGTCTTTGGCACTATTCTTTAGTCGCTGTAAATTTACTCTTTGCTACATCTACGTCAAGATATACTTCTCTAAGTACACTGACATCATTAGATGCAGGTTTCACACGCAGTTCAATACGATTATCAGAAAAACTTCCTTTGATGATAGTTAGATCATATAACTTGATCTCACCATGAGCATAATCGATATCACCCAAAGAGTCATTTAAGACAATTTTCTCGCCTGACACTGAATCTAGTCTATATAGCACGATTTTGCCTGATCGATCCTCAAGATACGTGGTATAGTTTGGGTACTCAAGTGTTATGAAACCTGTTGAAGAAACCACTGGAGTATCACACTCAATTTCAAATGCATTCTGATAACATACCTCATAGAATGAAGATGAATTCAACTGTGCATAGAAGTCTTTCCTTAGTGTGATTGAGGTTAGGTTAGAACGGATAGATCTATCGGAATCATCAATGACACTAATAAATTTCGAATATCTGAACTTACCATTAAACTTCTCTGTCTGAGATGTCTTCAAATATTCTGTTATTGCTTGTGCAGCATTAGATGCTACTTGTTGCGGAAGTAACTCTGTTTTAGTACCATCAAAATAGATATTTGAATCCATTTCGACATATAGAATAGATGGATCTACTAATACAGGTCTAATTGACCCCACAGAATACTTCTTCAGATCTTTTTGTATCTGTTGCTTAGTATATGCGGAAAGGAATGAAGCATCTGATGGTTTTATAGAGAGAAACACCTTACCATAGTCAGGTGGAACCTGTTCCTCACCACCAAATACAATAATATCACTAATAGCAGGGTATACGTTACGTACAATCACTTCATAGTCAGAACTAGTCACTGCTCTATTCTGTGAAGAGAAGAATTTAGGTGCTAGATACTTGATTTTAGCAATACTCTCAATATCCTCACCACCATATGCCTTCTCAAGTGTAGTAATGTTAATAACATTGTGGGGAACTGATAGATTGGTGTTACCATCATTCAATACACCACCAAATGTAAATGTCTTAGCACCATTAACGTCTTTACCGTGTGTCACGACATATGACATCTGAACGACATTACCATTAGTGAGTTTCTTACCTATGATACCGTCACCAAAGACAACCTCATAGTTCTCATCTGCAATTTCATTCACAAAGTAGATTGGACTCTTACCACTGATAGTAGGATCCAGAATATTGTCTGCTATCTTGAATTCTTCGAATAGAGAACTATTTGCTGTTTCATATATCCGAACCGTAAGTGTGTTGACATCTGCTCCACTATTTTCGATCAAGAACTTCTGTCCTTTGATCCCACTCTGAAATGTGGTATTAGTGGTAACGAGAGTTCCTTCTACTACCTCAACATTATTGAAAACTGCAACGTTGTTAGCTACTTCTGCACGAAAGTCCTTCGTAACAACAAACTGGTATGTAGTCTCATCATAGTTCGTTAGGAATCCCGTGCCTTCTTTCAGGATTACGAACTGAGGTGCATTATTAGGAATTGATACACCGAAACTAATATTCGCCTTCGATGCTGTAATTGACTTCGGACTGTAACCTAGTTGCTTCGCTAGAGACACTACATTGTCCCTGAGAGACGCTGAATCCAAGAACAGTTCATTCACTACCATATTGGTATTGAA